CTTCAAAATTATTCCAATCATAGGTTGCAACTTTGTAAATCCAAAATGCATGTAGTCCTACGAAAAGAACAAATAGAATTATATCACTATTTAGTTGGCTTAGCAAGATATTGCTCCAACTGTGGTGGTATCCAACCTTGAGGTTTCATAACTTTACCATCTTCACGTTTAATTACTTTACCTGTTGTGTTATCGATTTTTGATAGATTACTTCGTGCTACTTCACCCCATGCACCATTAACGTCATAACCTTTCATAACACAAAAACCTAGAATAACCCAAATCATGTCCATACATGCATCTAGTTTTTCTACTTCATTATTCATATTGTGTGCTTTAAAAAATTCACCAAATTCTTCTGAGATCAAATTCTTATAAAGATTTGCATTCAATTCGGTTTTTTCTTGGTCACACGCTTCAACAAATTTGAGAACGTCATTATACATGTCAATCATTTAAAACTCCTTCATAGGCTTCACGATAAGAAATAAAATCTTTGATGTAGTCGTTGCGTTTTTTAATGAACACTTGTGGATGTTCAGAGTCAACTGCTATCATAATTACAATTTGTGATACTGGTATTCCAGTTCGTTCTTCATACATGACTGCATACGCAGAGCATTGCATAAAGTATCCTTTAATCCAACTCTCTTCTTTTAACTTGCTTGAAGTCTTGAAGTCAATGATAGATAACTTACCATCATATTCTGCAATACAGTCAACTCTACCCGCAACTTTTAAGTGATGCGAATACAAAGGAATCTCTAGTGCATGAATGTTGTTTACATGTTCATCTAATAGAGGTTGTAAAGACTTGAACATAGCAACAGAATCTGGCATCGTCTTACGTGCATAGTCTTCTTCGTTGTTCAAATAGTTTTCGCAAATCTTATGTACTCTAGTTCCACGGCTGGATGCTTTAGTAGAAATACGATTGGCTTCTTCTTCACCAACACGCTTTCGCCATTCTATGATTTTATCTTTACCATGCTGAGATGTGATAGTAGTCACGGAAGGATATAGATTGCCTTCAGGCGTCTTGTAAAAACGCTTGCCGTTTATTGTTTCGGTTTCTAGGTCATAATCAATATCACAACCAACATGTTTAAAGTTCATTTTTATAGTACCATAAAGTATAGATTAAAGTATTTATCTCCGTTGCTTTCAACCCCACCAGAAAAATGTATTAAAGGAAGTCTTGCCAAGTCTCTTAGTTTAACACGAATGTCGATATCTGTCAATAGTATAACGTCATCAGAAATATCTTTTAGATATGTATCCTTTAATTCAATCTCAAATCCTCGCTTATCGGTATTTTCATCTCTTACCGAATACAATTGGCCAATTCTTTCTTGTGTTATGAATTTTGGATACAATCCAAAGCCACTTGAGTCTATGAGAGATTTATACTTGTCTTTAGATTTTATTGATTGATATCGTGTAACTGCACACTTAGATTCGGTCCATTTGAATCCATATCCAAAACCTTTTGTAACAGTTTCACAATATACTTTATACTTAGCAACATTGGTATTGGCTTCAATTGCAAAAATAATAAAATCGCATGTAGAAAATTCACTCAACAGCATGTCGATATATTTTTCGGGGAAGTTATATTTCTTAACAATTTTTAATACGCTGTTAAAATTCGTAAACTTCTCTTTTTTACAAACCACAATAATACGATCCCTGTTAAAGTTACTTTTAGTAATTTTAACGGAATGATGTATTTTCATTTTGTGATCTAGCCAAAATTCACTTTGAAAATTTTCTAAAAATTCTATTACATATTGATTATCAGTACGAATTGAATCCAAAGCAATATACTTTGGATCCAATGAACGAATATCTATGTTTGCTAGACTAACTTGTTGCGGCAACTCCATCTTCATATTGTAATTTCGCTAAAATATAATCTTTCACTAGAGAAGAACGAACAATATCGTCCACAGTAAATTCAATCTTTGTGAATGCATTCATGTGATATGCAATGTCAAAGAATTTAAGAATTCCTGATACATCATTTTTCTTTTTATTTAAGTCTGTTTGTCTATAGTCGCCGCACCAAATAATTTTGGAGCGATAACCAACCCGTGTCATAACAGTATCAATTTCTTCATACGTCATGTTTTGCATTTCATCAACAATAATGATAGCATCATCAAATGACATACCACGAATGAATGATGTTGAAATGAATTCAATATGTCCCTGCTCTTCTAATCTATCCCATGCGTCTTTGCGACCAAATAGTGTTTCGCAGATTTGTCGATATGGTTGTTGATAGATTTCCATCTTCTCATTTACGTCACCTGGCAAATGTCCAATCTCTCTTGATTGAACAGCAGAACGTACTACGATGATTTTATTAAATGGATTTGCTTTATCCATCACTTCTTCGATTGCTTTATACAATGCACAGAATGTTTTACCTGTACCTGCCACACCGTGAAGTGCTACGAAATAGTCTCCACGTTTGTATGCATCGAAAAAAAGTTTTTGATTTTCTGTTAAAGGGTCAAAAGTTTTTAAATCATCTAGTCTGAGTCTGAGTGTATTATTGACGGTTTTGTTTCTAGGAGTCGATTGAAGTTCTGGTTCGGTATTTGCTGATTTAGGTACAGCAGGTTTTCTTGCCATGGGAGTCCTTTTACTTGTTGTAGTATAGTGTATCCCCATTATTAGAAAGTATTAACATTACCTCTAGGGTGAGCCTCTTTAGCTTTTGCAAGGACTTCTCTAAATCCATTGTCTGGCTTTCTGAGACCCAATCTAATAGGATCACCTAATGATGGGGCGCCTAGCATAACAGATTCATATTGAGGATTTTGTTCTAAGAATTCCTCTTTATCAGCAATTTTAAAAAGTTTCTCAATTATCTCGCCAGTTTCACGATGGCGAAAGTTGTAAGTTGGCATTGTTTACTCCGTATGAGAACCACTCTGGTGTTTCTCTGTTTTTCCATTTAGCGAATCTCGCCTTATCATGTATATAGTAGTTTTGATAAGAGCGAATAGAATCATTCGTCACTTTATATGTATCCGGCATCGCAGGCGTGGGTTCCGTAAAACCGCTATCATTAAGCATTACTGGAAAATTATTTTTCAACATTTGCATCAAACCATCACGTTCAACTTTATGGATTTTACCATAACGATATGTATATTCTTTGCAAAGTTCTTCAAGCAATTCGGCAAGCCACATGTAATTTTGTGTAGACTGTCGTACCCATACAGCAGATGGATGATTTGCATGTGTCGCTTTGTAGAGATTTTTTTCTAGTGTAGCATCTTGTAATCGCCAACGTTGAATGCTACGATTGTTCGCAGTCTTGTCGATAAATCGTTCGCCATCAAGCACACGGTGTGCAGTAGAGAGTAGTTGTGCATACTCAATAATCATTTTGACAACGTGTTTATCTAAGTGCATTTCAGCACAGATTCTTGGGTTGGGATTAAGATAAAAAATGTTCAATCTAATTTCTCCACAAGTACTTTATCGCCTTGATCTGTACCAAACGACATGTTATCATAGTATACACGAACTAAACCCTTCCGTGCAAGTGAAACGCATGTCACACATGCACCAAAGTAATTAACGTTCTCGGTGATATCTTCGATGCATTGGCTTGGCACACCTTCGGCACGGGATAACATTTCTGTCATTAATACAATGTCTTCCATACCATCATTAAATTCGCTATCGCCCTCTTCAATAATTTCCAGTAATGCTTGTAGATTTTCATCAGATAGTTTCTCAAAGAATCTTCCTAATGAAATATATGGATTTCGCATCAGCATTTTTGCTACTGATTTTGTAACAGGAAGAAGACCTTCTGCATCAATAATTTTTTCCATATTTGGATGCGAGTTCTCAAAATCCATAGGGGTTTCCATTTTAAATCTCCACGTATTTAAGTTTAAAGTTGTCGGCACGATCTTCATAGTTGATATATCCACGTGGGTTACAAACAACTCTAGTGCTACCAATCATGTAGTCAAAGTCTTCGTGCGTATGCCCGTGAGTCCACAATTTGATTTGTGGATTGTCAAGAATGAATTGATCTAAACGGCTACTGTATGCGCCATTCATAATCACTTCAGTTTTGTATCGTGGATGGGTAGATGCTTTGCTAGGTGCATGATGCCCAACAACAACATACTTGTTTGTATTCTTACCAAGCATTGCAGTAGTCACTTGAATGTATTGTAACATTTTCTTGTGATCTTGTACAGTATCTTCTGGTGTGAATCTAGCAGGACGTTTATGAAATTCTGCTTTCTGAATTGCATGTCCATTTTCATCCAGTTTAACATTACCATCAGCATCGTATACATTGACCATTGTTTTGTATGAAACCATTTCGTTACTGTTTATAATAGTACGAAAATCATTCATCACACCACGAATGTGTGAAAGAGTAACAGGGTCTTGTGCATTCATATCAGTCCACAATGTACCACCAATGAATGTTACATCACCAAGTGAAACATGCTCTTTGTCAAGAATGTGCAAATTTGGAATGTGTCCAAGAAAGTTTCGTAGAATTGTAAACGTTTCTGCATAGTCACCATTATAGTGTTCGTGATTACCCGCAATGTAAATTACTGAAGGAAATTCAAACGCACAACGGGAAAAGAAATCAATATAACGTTGACTTCTACCATTCTCTACAAGCCCATATGGATCAGACTTACGGAAATCTGCGGCAACACAAATATCGCCAGATAGAATTAATACGTCAGCATTTTCTTCGTTCTTTAAAATTAAATCTCCGAATTCAAGATGAACATCGGATGTAATAGCAATTTTCATTGTAGTAGTCTTTTCATAGTTTCAATCGTCACATTGACATTGTTGTGTAAAATACCGATACCTCCAGCATTAGAGAAAGAATCGATTACGTCTGGTGTATCATCCACCAATATGATTGTGGATTCTGCATATTCGGCTTTCAATCTACGCCCAGGCACAGTATTTATTTTATATTCAATTCCCCGTTCACAAAGCCATTGTGTCTTTTGGATTGTCACTTCTGCATGGTACTTTTGTCCGCCGCTAGAAGTCAACATTTCAATAGGAATGCCACGAATGGTTCTTACATATGCAAGTAATTCTTCTCCACCTTCGTACCAATCTAATGTTGCAAAACTTTCGGCTTCAATAAATTTAGTCCAGTTAGGAGAAAATTGTTTTCGATCCCGTGATTCGCTCGCAGTCTCGCCGAACAATTCAAAATAGCGTCTATTGAAATCACAAAAAACGCCATCCATGTCCAGATAAATTTTAGTTATAGCCATAAAATAAGTCCAATCATTATTGCAAAAAGTAAATATTCCATAAGAGTGAAGTTTATCATTAGTTTATAAAACCAAGGATACTGCATCAATCTATCATATATGGAAAGTTTCATTCTGACATTCTCGCAATTAAATTTTGTAAAACAGGTTCTATCTCAAAAACGGGAACGCTTGACATATATTGAACGTATTGTACAACGTCAACACCAGTCAAGCCTTTGTCCCATGCTTCAAGGATGTATCGTTCTATTAAGTCACGGTCATCCATATCACTCCAATCATTATCATGTTCGAATATATGCTTCAGCGAATGCACGGTCTTCGTAATCCGCAACGTCTGTATCAATCTCATCAAGCAGATTAACAGGTTTCTTTGCAGAAGACTTTGCCATTGCATTCATAATTCCATCAAGGGAATCACCAGCAGGAACAGGCGTAGGAGTAACTTTCTTTGCTTTTGCAACAACAGGCTTAGCCGCTTTGACAACAGGTGCTTTAGCAGGTTTAACAGCCTTCACTTTAGCCGGTTTTGCAACAGGTGCAGTACCAGCGCCAACGAGTTCATAACTCACAACTGTGCGGCCATCACGATTGGCACGAACAGCAAAGCCCGTGTTTTTCTTGATTTCCCACAGATAAGTCGAAAGGCGAGTCGGCACAATACCATCAATCGCACGAATGGTGCTAACAGGAACTGGAGCCTTAGCGGTTTGCAAAACTTCAAAAATCTTTGTGTATTGTTGAACAGATTTAGTCATAATATAATTTCCTTAAAAGAGTTAACTAAGAGATACATGGTAACACACCATGTGGTGTTTGTCAAGCGGTAACAACAAAAGGTTTGTCCCACTTGCCAACATTGATATGAGCATAGTAAGCGGTGTCGAAATAATCCGTTTGTGCATCACTATTGTCATAATAATCACCAGAATACATTGCAGTAACGATTTTGGTCATTAGTTCTTTTGCCTTACCAGAATAGTGGTTCTGATAATGGTAGGGATTCACTTGGTCGTAACCAGTGTCATTGGGACGGAAGCCACGGGATACTTGGTAGAAGTCTGCCAAGCAAGTTTCGTTAGAGTTAGCAATAAAATCTACAGGCGCAGATTTGATTGTGCATGTGATAGAGAGATTATCGCAACGCAAGGAATACTTAACGCCAGTA